TAAGTCTTGACTGGGGTGTGGAGGATAGCATTGTAGAGGTGACAAGTGAGGACTTTCAGACTGACAGTATGAGAATTTTCGGCTACGATTACACAAGCAAGGCACTTACATATTTAAGGGAGCTGTTTTTAAATGCAAAGACGGTTTATGTGTACAGACTTAACGGCGGCGGTAAAAAGGCTGAAAACAAGTACGCTGTGGCAAAGTACAGCGGTACAAGGGGTAATGACCTTACAATTGTGATTGAGGAGGCTGTTGACGGCGGCTTTGAGGTGGTAACAAAGCTTGACGGCAATGAGGTGGACAGTCAGGCCGTTACCGCTGCAAGTGAGCTGGAGGCTAACGACTATGTAAGCTTTATTACATCAGCAGTGCTTAAGGCAGAGGCGGGCGTACCGCTTACGGGTGGTACAAACGGCAGTGTAACGGGGCTTAGCCATCAAGAGTTTTTGGACAAGGCAGAGGCGTACAGCTACAATGTGCTTGCGTGTGCATCCGACAGTGATGAGGTTAAGGCGCTTTATGTGGCGTATACAAAGCGTATGCGTGAGGACGTGGGCGTAAAGATACAGTGTGTGCTTTATAACAAGGCGGCTGACCACGAAGGTATTATCAATGTTAAAAACAGTGTAGAGGGTGATACAACTGCGCTTGTTTACTGGGTTGCCGGTCTTATGGCGGGCTGTGAGGTTAACAAGAGTGCACTCAACAGGGTGTATGACGGTGAACTGGAGGTTGATGCGGACTACACACAGACACAGCTTAAAAACGCTATTTCGGCGGGTGAGTTTGCACTGCACAGAGTGGGCAGTGATTTAAGAGTGCTTGCGGATATTAACAGCCTTGTAACCTACAGTGATACAAAGGGTGAGATTTTTGCCGATAATCAGACGGTGAGAGTGTGTGACCGTATTGCAAATGACATTGCGGATATTTTTAATACACGCTATTTGGGTACTGTGCCTAATGACAGTGCGGGCAGAACGGCACTTTGGAATGATGTTGTAAAGCACCATCAGCAGCTTGCCGATATAAGGGCAATTGAGGACTTTGATGAGGCTGACATTACCGTTATGAGGGGTGACAGCAAAAGAAGTGTTGTGATTACGGATGCGGTAAGCATTGTAAGTGCAATGGGCAAGCTTTATATGACTGTGACAATTGAGTAAGGGGGTATAAATTATGGCAAATGCAATTATGAGGGCAAGGGACACATTAAGCGCAAAGCTTGCTGAGTGCTTTGTGACAATTGAGGGCAACCGTTACAACTTTATGCAGGCTATTAACCTGGAGGCTAAGTTTGAAAAAAACAAAACCAAGGTGCCGATTTTAGGCAAGACGGGTATGGGCAACAAGGCAAGCGGCTGGAGTGGAAGCGGTAAGGCTACATTTCACTACAACACGTCTGTGTTCAGAGAGCTTATGGTTAAGTACAAAAAGACCGGTGAGGATATTTACTTTGATATCCAGATAAGCAATGAGGACCCGACAAGTGCGGCGGGAAGACAGACGGTTGTACTGACAGACTGCAATATGAACGGCGGTGTGCTTGCAAAGTTTGACGCAAAGGGTGACTACCTTGATGAGGATATGGAGTTTACCTTTGAGGACTTTAAAATACCTGAGAGCTTTGAGCTTTTGGACGGTATGCTTTGATAAGGCGGTGCGGATATGAGTGGACTTGAAAGATTTTTAAAGCAGAACAGAGTCAAGCGGGATAATGTGTTTTATCCCGCATCCGCATCAATTACGGATGATGAGGGCAAGCCTGTGGAGTGGGAGCTTAGGCATTTGACAACGGCGCAGTGTGAGGAGATAAAAAGGGATTGCATTGTTGTGAGTGAGGGCAGAGGCGGTATGCCACAGCAAAGGCTTGACACTGCCGCATATATGGAAAGGCTGCTTGCGGCAAGTGTGGTTTCACCCAATCTTTATGATGCTACGTTACAGGACAGCTATGGGGTGTATACTCCACAGGAGCTTTTAAAGGCTATTTTGGACAACCCGTCGGAGTACAATGCGTTGGGTGAGGTTGTTTATAAAATGCTGGGCTTTGTAAGCTTTAAGGATAGGGTGGAACAGGCAAAAAACTGATTGACGGAGGGGACAGGGACAGTGTTTATGCGGTGCTTTGTATGAAATACTTTCACTGGAAGCCCTCCGTGATTGCGGATATGGATGAAAATGAGAGGGCGTTTGTGGTGGCGGCAATAGACAAAATATTAGAAATGTAAATTGTAGTGTGTAATTTTTTATTTAGGGAGTGATTATTATGTATCTTTTTTACTTAGGTGGTATGCTATTGCCGGTTACGCCCTCGGCATTTAGTTTAAAGGACAAAAACCAAAACAGGGTGATGAGTCTTGCAAGTGGCAGTGAAATACTTTTACCTGAGGTAAGCGGTTTGTGTGAGATAAGCTTTAAGGCATTATTACCTATGGTGCAATATCCGTTTTGTGTATATGAGGGCGGCTTTAAGGATGGGCTATACTTTGCAAAGGTGCTTAGAGGTATGAAAGAGAGTGCAAGCCCGATATGGTTTAGGCTGTTAAGGTACGGCAAGAGGTCATCAACGGATATAAGGTGTGTAATTGAGGAGCTTTGCTTTGAGGAGGATGCCTTAAACGGTGGTGACATCACTGCAAGCATTACATTAAAGCAATATGCCGAATATGCAACCGGGGTGATTGATGTGCAAAGCGGTGCAAGGCTTACAACAACCGCAAGTGAAAGGGTAATACCCGCCGCCTGTGAGGTTAAGCCGGGTGACACGTTATGGACAATTGCAAAGCGTTACTACGGTGACGGCAGTAGGTATATTGAGCTATACGAAAAAAACAAGGCTACAATTGAGAGTGCCGCAAAGGCAAAGGGGTTTACTTGCTCCGAAAGCGGCAGATATATTTTTGAGGGTACAAGCCTGGTACTGTAACGGGGGTGTGATATGAGCGAAAAAAGCAAGGCGGATATTATATTGGAAAAAGCGTACTCACTTAAGGGTTCGCACAGCTATGATGAGTATTGTCAGAGGTTTGTGCGTATATGCTGTGAGGCTGCCGGTATAAAGGGCAATGCCGCAAGTGCAAATGAGGCGTATTCGCTTTGGTGCATATCAAGCGATATGAAAAATATACCAAAGGGTGCGGCGGTTTACTTTAAGGGCGTTGGCAGCTACGGACACGTTGGTTTGAGTACGGGCAGCGGTAATATTATACACGCCGCAAACGGTGTAAGAATTGAAAGCGTGGAAAAATGCGATAAAAAATATGTATTCAGAGGGTGGGGCTGGCAAGGTGGTGTCGCCTTAAGCGGCACGGGTACAACAAAAGCCACAGCCACCAAAGGTACTGCAAAAAGTACGGGTACAAAGACAAGCACAAAAACAAGCACGGCAAAGAAAACCAAAACGATTGAACAGGTGGTAAAGCAAAGCTTGGGAGGTGACTTTAATTTTACCGCAACAGCCGCAATTGACGGCATAGGTGAGGTTACGGACAGCAAATATGAGCTGTTGATTGAAAATGAAAGTGTGTACCTACCTGTGCTATGTGGTGAAATAACGCTTGAATACAGCCGTAGCCTTGCACCAAGCAAGCTATGCTTTGGAGTGATTAAGGATGCCCTAATAGATTTCAGAGAGGGCAGTCCGGTAAGGCTTAGGATAGACGGTAAGGATGTATTCCGTGGGTATGTATTTGAAAAAACAAGAGCTGAGCGGGATATAATTTATGTTACGGCTTATGACAACCTAAGATACCTTAAAAACAAGGATACGGTGCTGTATCGCAATAAAAAGTACAGTGATTTGTTAAAAATGCTGATTGAGGATTACCGTCTTGAAGCGGGTGATATTTGCGACACTGGCTTTGTGATTGAAAAGAAGCTGGATGAGGGTACTCTGTTTGACATACTGGCAAATGCGGCTGATTTAACCTATCTTGCAACGGGTAAAAAATATGTGCTGTTGGATGATTTCGGAAAAATATGCTTGCGTAGTGAGGATGCTATGGCAACGGACCTGGTGTTTACGGCGGACAATATAGCAAGCTTTGACTACACATCAACAATTGACAAGGAGGTTTACAACTATGTAAGCCTTGCCGTGGACAGCAAGCAAGACGGTGAACGCAAGGTTTATACAAAATCCGACTCCAACACGGCGTTGTGGGGGCGTTTGCAATACTACAAGAGGATAACGGAGGAGCTGACAGAGGCACAAATTAAGGACAAAATTAATGATGTACTTAAGAGGTATTCCCGCAAGAGGCGTTATCTGACGCTGAAAAATGCAAGGGGTGATATAGCTGTAAGGGGTGGCTCACGGGTACGGGTTAAGCTTGATTTGGGTGATATTGTGATTGATGAGATGTTTGAGTGTGAAAGAGTGAAGCACACGTTTTGCGGTATGCACCATCTTATGGATATGGCACTGTACGGCAGAGAGGGGGAGGTTGATGTCTGAAATTGCAAGGCTTATCAAGACCTGTGCGGTTGATGCGGTAAATGCTACGCATCCGCTTGCATTGGTGCTTGGCAGAGTGATACAACGTGAGAATATACCGGAGCAAATACCGCTTAAAATTTTGCTGGAGCAAAAGGTAATAATTGAGCGTGACTTTTTGTATGACACGGAGAATACCTACGGACTTGATGTGGGTGACAGGCTGCTGTTGCTGAGAAAGGACGGCGGTCAAATGTATTTGCTTTTGGATAAAATAAAGGGGGAATAGCTATGCTACCGGAAAACACGGGGCAGACAACGGCGGTATATGAGGTGTACCCGTCAAGGACGTACTGCATTGATTTGGAAAACAAGCGTATTTACGGCTATATTGACGGCAAGGCGGCGTTAAGGCAAGCAATTTACAAAATACTTGCCACGATACGCTTTGAGTACATTATATACTCCGATAATTACGGCACAAGGCTTGTTGACTATACGGACAAGCTGACGGAGTATGTATGGGCAGAGCTGGAGGTGTGCATAAGGGAAGCACTTATGCGTGATGACCGTATCAATGCGGTTACGGACTTTGACTTTGAGGAGAACAAGAGTGAAAG